CGGCACATTTCGGGATTGTTTCGCCATCAAAACAGGCGTTACAGATGCTCATTGTTTATTGATTTGCGTGTATAGATAAATCTGAGTATTGGTATTGCTTCGTTCAATATTAATTCGATCAATGGTGAATCCCAACTTCATTAATTCAATATCAGTCTGCTCATCGGTAATAAATGTATTAACCAGATTATTCACGTGCATTCCATATTTTTCGCTGTAAACAGTCAATGGCTGACCTTCGACATACATCTCAACTATTTCTTGGATGGAATCAATCTTCATTGCTCTACGTGAATTTGATTTGTTTTAAACAAATGATTGATCAAATGTAAAACCTTTTGCCGATTCTTTGCAGATAGGTTCGATTTTTTTTCGCTGATTAGTTTGTATTCCTTCTGCAATTCGTTTAAGTCTTGCTGTGATAGGTTGATTTTCTTTGTCATTTAACAAAAGTATTAATAAAATAACGGAAACAATCGAGGAAGTCAGATCGTTGCTCCATCTTATCCCGATTCTTTTTAACGATCTGCCCTTCATTGTTTACCTCAACTAACTTACAGTCTGCAATAAGGTTAATGCACCTATGCGAAATCTTAACATCCTTTTGAATCAATGCCATGTTGCAATCAGTCCTGCTTGATTCATGTGTTGGATTCGCAGGCAATAAGAACTGAGCCTCATTCAAACCTAATAGCGATTGAAGCTGTTTGTAGTTACTAAAGTGATCACGTAAGGATATCTGCCCATTGCCTCCCAACTTATCGCCTGTAACCTTTAACAATCCCTTTTTGCCATCTGGTATTCTTGCCCGAATAGCATCAGCCATCTTGAATAGATCGCCTTTTTGAATCGAAACTTCGTCATAGATCCAACTTGAACGACCAGATACCTGACCGAAAATAGCACAGAACGGATTAATGTTAAAGTCAATACTGACAATGATCGGTAAATTCGGATTATAATCAATCTGAGCAACGTGTTTAAGTTCATCAAATGAATGCAGAAAAGGATTCTCAGCCGATTTAACAGCATTCCAATCTCCAAATAGTAATCTATCCCGATCGTATGGAGATAGCTTCTCTAACTGCCTCCTGTAATTATCTTGAAACAATGGATCGGGATTATCGGTTAGCAATGCCCGAACTACTGCCTCATGTGGTTTCAAAATTATATCATTGTTCGCCTTGTCTTTGATGAATCTAGTCCTTACCCAATCATAACCGGGATTAGCTGCCATCAGAACAGGCTGCTTATTATTAATAAGATTGTACCTTATTCGGCTCGTAACGATCTCAACGTACTTCTTTGAACATCCATTTACCTCGTCAAAGAAAGCGTCTGTAATTTCTAAAGACCCGAACTGATATCCATCAGGATCACTTGAATTATGTTCCAATGGTTTCAAGTAAATCTGACTGCCATTGCTAAAGTGAATCACATTCGTTTGCCCGTTGATCTTCACTTGAATCATTTGAGGATTTACTGAAAAGTACTTCTGCCAAACGATATTAAAAGTTTCAAGCGTTGAGGTCTTTAAGTTTGTCAACGTATCTCGACCGATCAATCCTCGTGTACCGGGATAGAACAACCTTCGCATTATCTGCCATCCACAACCCAAGAATGTTTTGCCGCCTCCAGCACCTCCGCCATAAAGTACATCGGTTACATTCGGATCGTATTCAAGTAGTTCAATCGCTTCCCATTGACGAGGGCTAAACATTCGGATCTTTCAAGTGTTTGAGGAATTCATGGTAATCAGGTGCAGCAATCGAAGTACTCAAATCAATTGTTTCTTTTGCTTTTCCATAACCTCTATCCAATAGCATTTCAATTGCCTTTACATTTCCACTCATAGCCAATTCATGCAGCTTTTGTATCAAGTCATCAATGCCGGTTGCGCCCAAGTGCAAAACAAGTTTCTCAGTTAAGTTTGGTAATGCTTTCGGTCTTCCGTCAATGTTCCTTCTATGGTCTTGCCCTTTCTTAAAAGGAACTAAACTTGCTTTATTTGCCATTCACAGTAAATCACAGTAGTTAGCAAAAGTACGTAAATTAAAATTAAAGGTTATTCTCCAACTTATCAATTGCCTCTCTGAGCAAATCAACCTTCATACAGGCTGTCATGTATTCTTTGTGTAGGTTTCTGATCTCAATCGAAATCGGCTTTACTTCTTCCCGATGAACTTCAATATCAACAATGAATGGTTCACGAGGATTGCCAAAGTATTGCTTGATAAAAAAATTGATTGTGAATAGTGATAACTTGTATTTGTCAGCTAGTTTTTGATCACTAAGGTGATTACATACAAAATCCTCAATCATTGCTCCAACTCTTTCATATCTGTCAGGAAATTTAGCCTTAAAGTTATGTACATTCATTTTAATTTGTCCCATGATTATTGATTTATGATTGTTAAAAATTCGATTTCGTTTCTTACGATGAAGTACTGATGCCCTAATGACCTAACTAAAGCCTCAAATCTTTTCTGATCGGATGACTGCTTGCCCGTTTCTGTTTTCCATTCAATCCAAATAACACCACCTTCAACCAAGTAGCACATATCAGCAACCCCGGCAATTACTCCCATTGCTCTATTCATTGCTCCCTTTATTGCGTTTTGCGAATTATTGTTGATGGCAAATACTCGACCTCTCAAATCAGGTCTATTATTCCACAAATTAATAAAAGCACGTGATTGTAGTTGTATTTCGTTCATAGCCACCAATGTCTTAAATGATGCTGTAACTTATGGCATCTAGTACAAAGTACAATTATATTCTTTTCATCAAATTCACCACCTTCAGCATAATCAATAATGTGAGCGCACTCTAAAGCGTTGCCATCAGGTAGGTTATGTTTTTCAATTCCGCAAAAAACACACCTAGTATGATTGTGTTTTTCAATAAATGATTTAGTGTCCTTTTGAGATGCCGGTCTTTTATTATTATTTTTTTCCAAAGGCATCCAACTAAACTTACCGCAACTTGGACAATTACCACCAAATTGAGTTGATAAGTTCGGGTTTGTTCTAAGGTTTATTAATGGCTGCTTATTTTCACAAGCCTCAACTCTACAAATTGGTATTTCGGTCATAGCCAGTTTTCGGTTGCAGGGTTAGTAAAAGCATTGCAACCAATCAAAGTCGCTCCAATATTGAGTTTCAGCGATTCGGTTGCAGGGTTGCAGTTTAAAATGAACTTTTCCAACACTACCAAGACAAAATATAAATATGTCATAATATGTGCGTGTATGTGTGTATGTGTGTGTGTGTGCATGTTATCTATACTTTATTACCATTTTTTATTATAAGGTTGCAACTATATCATCTAGGTATTGATAGAGTAAGGTTTGAGAGGTTGCACCCTTGTTTTTAGTAACCTGCAACCACCCTGCAACCTGCAACCACTAGGCAAATGGGTTAGGCTGTCCATTGCTTAGCTTGTTTACCTTGTATGCAGTAACTGTTGATCCTCCCATTTTCATTCGTTTCTTTTCAAAACCAAGATTGGATAGTATTGTTCCTACACGATTATTTGATAGGTTGTTGTATTTGGTATCAGCGATAAGATACTGAATGATTTGAGTGATGTTCATCCATTCGGGAGCAAATCCATCAGGTGAAAGTTTAACCGCAATTAGTTCTTCCTCTGGTGATGACTGCTTGAAATCCTCAGTATTTGCGTTTAGTTGTTTTATTTCTTCAGCAAGTACTGTGTAATCAAATCCTGCTTTGTACATCGAATAAATTTCAACCCATAACTGCTCCTTATCGCAATTGTTATAATGCGTCTGATCAATCCCGATTACATGTATTGGAATTATTCGCCTGTTGCCCGTAGGATCATTTAATATCTGCGTTTCATTAGATGTGCCACAGAACACAGCTAAACGCTTTAAATCGACTGAAACACGTCCGTAAGGTTCTCTTACGTTAATCCATTGCTTCGAAGTTATTTCTTTCAATCGTTTTTCTTCACGTTTACTTTTGCCTCCATATTCATCATCGAGAATTATCCACTTCTTTGTCATCAAGATTTCATCGTCTTTTCCTGCATCCATCTTTGATTCAGCAAATAGACTTTGAAGCTGTTGAGGTAACAAGTAACGAAACCAATGTGTTTTCCCTGTCCCTTGTACTTCACCAGACAGAACCAAAACCAAAGGACTGTGTTTGCCATAAGCAGAAGCAACAGCAGAAACAAGCCATTTAATTATCCACTTATCAGCGTTTGGAGTGTCGGTTACAATGGATGAAATCAGTAGCGATAAATTAGGACATTGATCTTGGACTATCTGCCGACCTCCAAAGAAAGTATGAATCGGATTGTACTGATCGATTCGGTTACTAAAAAGTATCGAGCAAATAAGATCCTTTGTAACTGGTTCGAATGCTATCTTAGAATCAAGATAAAGTGAATTAATATCGCTATCATCAATCGGTTTGCCTTTAAGTTCAACCGCCCTAGAAATTAGGTTTTTCTTTAATTTGTAAGGCTTTAAGAACGAAATCACATCGTCAACTAGATTATCTGATTTATGCTTAATGTCTTTGCCGAATACCTGATTAATAATTTCCCGACTTTCTTCTGGACTAATCCCTGCAAATTCATGCAAAGTCTTTTCAACTCCTTCCGCTTTAACTCCTGCCCGTTTTTGCGATGCTGCCGACCTGACAACTTCTTTAGTCCTGTCTGAATATATTTCTATCCCTGCTTGTTTAGCGTGAAAGTAAATCGATGCAATAGTAGCTTTCTTGCCTCGTTCACTTCCTCCATTTCGCAGACAAGCATCAAACTGCCGATCCGTATCTGCTGAGTTATATTTTGAACTTACGCTGCTGAGTGTGTGAAAGTAATCCCGACCACCATCTCCGAACTCTGAAATGATTGAATAGGCTGCACTAACCCATTCAGAATAATCCTCGCAGATATTCACCCCTCTATCATACATCTGTTTAATCATTGAATCAAAGTCAGATTTCACAAACACAACCCGATTAATCTTTGCAGGCTTTTCTTTCTTAGGATATTTTTTAAATACCTGTGCTTTTTCATTTAAGTAAAGGTCAGGATCATAACTTATAAATCTTGCCCGGCTGATGTTCTTTCCTGACTGATCAACGATCAACTGATAATTCTCATAAAGGTATGATGCCAATCCTTCAAAAGCATCCGCATGACGTGTTCCATCGATTCGAATAAGTAGGCATAATCCGTTACCAGATATGGAAACAAACACAGCATACACGTATGGATCAGACTTAACCAAGTCTTTTACTGTTTCAGAGTTTTCGATGTTATCAATGTCGATGGCAATGAATCCAGAATGCTTCCTGATGGCTGCATCTTTTCGCTCGGTGAAAGATCCAGAAACGGTAACTAAAGGACATTTCTGCTTTTCGGCTGATCTTGCTTTCTTGTCTTTAATTGTTCGAACATAAAGAACCATATCCTGCCATGTGCCATTCTTAATTCCACGTAAGAAATCGTGAATTTCAATGTCCTTGTCTTGTTTATCGGTTACGTTAGTGTAGCTGCTGATGTATATTTTTTCCATAGTTAGTTGAATTTACTTAGTTCTTTTTGAGTATGTTTTCTTGCAACAAATAAAGCAGCCCTAGCAGTTTTATGTCCTACCTTCTGCGACCATTCACGGGCAATCTTTTCACATCCCGTTATGATTGAGTAACTGGTTACAGGTGTTAAAGGAAGAGTTTTGGAAGCTGCAATGTAAATATATTTATCTAATGACATGAATAAACCTCTGTATTCTTTGCTTCCTTCGTTCTGAACAAAGTCAATAAAATGCTGAACATCAACACCCTTAGTTAATGATACTATTTCAGCAGGTTCAAGTTCGGTTATTTCTTTTACTTCCCATTTATAACCGCAAGTTAAATCGGAATAAGAATCAGAGAAAAGGTCAAGCGTTTGAACTGGCGAAGGCATCGGACAAACCATTATTCGTGTGTGAACATATCCGCTACATTTCGGACATTTTTTCATTGGAGCAACCCCGTTTCCTTTTTTAGCAGGATTATGAAATAAGTAGTTCCAATCTCTATCGTCTTGCCAATCTCCGTGTGTTGTTGTGTTGCCTCCGAAATCAATTATTGTAAAGTACGACTTATCTTCAGCAGGTCTTGAACCTCTGCCGCACATCTGCAACCAAAGAGGCATCGAAGCTGTCGCGCGATTAACGATTATACATTTAATGTCAGGCTGATCAAATCCAGTAGTTGCTATTCCGATGTTACAAAGTATTGCGTCTGGTGTGTCGTTGAACCATTGCATAATTTCTTCACGCTGCTGTGTTGTCATCTCCCCATCAAGATGCCGAGCGTTATACTTCCTATCGGTGAAAGCCTTAGTTACTATTTTCGAATGTTCTACATTGCAATTGAAAATTAATGTTTTTTGATTGATAGCTAGTTTGGCGTAATTGTTAACGACCGATTCGATGTACTTGTTAGCTGACATCATCATTGCCATTTGCTGTATATCGAAATCACCCTTAACCATTTTTAATTTTGCACGATCAATTTCCTGCTCAACTCCAAATGTGTAAGCCTTACAAAGATGCCCATCGTTAATAAGTTCACCGATTGAAACCCCCGACACGATGTCCTTAAAATAGTTCTTCAATGGCTTATCTTTCTTTGATGCGATTGGAGTAGCTGTGAACCCAATAATAAACTTATCGTTGAAGTGTTCAATCAGTTTAGTAAAGTTGCCAATGTGCGCCTCATCAATTATAATCAATCCAAAGTCAGGCAACTTATCCAATCGCCTGTGCGTAGTTTCAACCATTGCGACATAAACTTGTGCCTCTGGTATTGATTTCATCCCGGCAACTATTCCAACAGCTTTTAGTCCTGTGTTGCGTTCAATTGTCTTAACCGCCTGATTAAGCAACTCCATCCGATGAACAAGGATCAGAACTCTTTGCCCTGACTTATCATTGAATCGTTTTGCAATTGCGCTGAAAGTAACTGTCTTGCCTCCACCCGTTGCAAGTTGGGCAATGATTCGCTTATTGTCCTTCAGCGATCTAGCGATGTTCTCAACAAATCGCTCTTGGTATTCTCGAAGTTTCATAAATAAAAAAGCCCTATAAAAGCTGCGGTCAGAGCGGCTTCGATTTCTCTTAGCCTCGCAGCCCTTATAGGGCGTTAATGTTTTTTACTCGTCAAGGCTCTGACCTCTTAACTTTGCAAATATAACTATTTAATCGACATCTTCGTAAATAGGCAATGCGCCTGTTGATTTTTTTACTATTGTTATCGAGCTGCCAACCTCACTACATTCGACAACGGAGGAAGGCAAAGTTTTTGAGGTATTGGAATTACGGATTCTACGTGAGTTCATCCAACGAGAGAACTGAACAAAGGTCAATTCATGCGCCCGTTTGTAAATAGTATGATTTGTCATTGTTCAAGTGCTAATTCTTGAATCTGTACTATTTCGCTGATTGTAAGTGAATCCATTACTTCCTCATCGTCTAGTGTGATTGAAAGTATTACGATGTCATCACCGCTACCTGGATAATCTCTTGTCTCAGGTTCGCCAGGATAAACATCACATTCAACTTCATAGATGTTGCCTTGAAATTGAACCTCTCTTGTTTCTCTGATTCTTTTGGGTGTTGTTTTCATAGGTTGTAGGTTTGGTTGTAGTATTGTTCTGCATTATTTAACTTAATGTCTTCAGGAAATTTAGCACCTTCATCGAATCCAACATTAACTGCCTCAATGATCTGCTGCTTTTCCATTTCTTTGGCTCTCTTCATTGCATCCATCATTAATAAATCTTGCATTGGTTTAGTGTCTAATAGACCAAGAATATCACTAAATTCTTTTATTAAAAACTCGACTGCTGTTTGATTTTTCATAGATGCTTCGCTAGTTCTTTATCAATTTGCTCTTGAGTTATCTCTGATTTGATTTCGGTTAAATGAAAGGCAAGTAGTTGATTCGTGATAACCTCAATCCAGTAGTAAGTATTCGCTTTAAATATTCCCGAATTATCAAATACAAACTTCTCTGCTTGTTGCCTTGCTCGTTGGTTCGTAGTCATGCTTGGAATATTGCCCTTAATATTGCTTTTAAAGGATCGGAATGATTCCCGACATAGTTCTTATCCTCCGTAATCAGATACACGTTGTATTCCTCTGCTTTGCCTTTTGGCTTTTCGATTCCTACAACAAATGATTTATACTCTACTTGTTCGATTTCTAACTGATCAATTGTCAGTTCTTCAAATTCTTCTATTGTCATGGTTTCAAGTATTGGATTAGTTTAGTTTTAACGAGTGATTTGATTTCTTCAACCTTGCTGATCGGAACTCTGAATGCAATAGTTGTGGTTGTTTCGTTGTATTTCGGCTTTGCTCCTGCTCCTTTGCGAGTTCCGCCTCTGGTTGGTTTTTCTCTTTTAACCTCTAAAAGTGCTTCATTTATATAACTCATACAAAAGGGTCTGTATCCATTATGGATTGTAAATATTCTATTTCGTCAATTTGTTGGATTAACTCCATTTTACGTTGTGCCAAAATATCCCATTTACGGGCTTTTTTTGCGTGCCTTTGCGTTTGCCATCCATCTTGCAAAACAGACGTTCTGCAAGTGGATAGCTGGCTTTCTATTTTAAGCAACCTTAATTTCAGCTGCTGTAACTTCGTATTGTTGTCCATTTGTCAGTTCGTTTATTTTGTCAGTTTTTACTACTCTAATAAGTTCGCCAGCAGAGTAAATGCCTTGTGCTTTTGTTGAACGGATTTCGTAAACTTTTGCGTTTTTTTCTGATTTGAAGATTATTGCTTTCATGTTTTCCGTTTTTAGTTGCTGTTTGATTTGTCAAAGATAGACTTTATTTTGATAATGCAAACAAAATCATAAAAATAATTTATTTATTTTTGCATACATTTTTAAGTTTCATTAAGTCCTTTCTCATCGGATGAGGTGAACCATGCGTGAGATCAATCAAATTCATGTCATTAGTTGCATCTGTCCATTGTTTGCCTGTTTTGGGACTCTGATAAGTTACCTTGTAATGTCCGTAACCAATAGGCTTGAAAACGAAATCTGTTATTTTAATATCTTCGCTCATGTTTTTAGTTTTAGTTGGTGTAGCCTCCACCATTTGCGGAGGCTTGTTTGGTTGGGTTATTCTTAATCTTGCCATACATGTTCTGTTACAGTTATAATTTTTAATCTTTGATCTGCACTTTTGCATATTAATTTATTCCACTCTATCTCTGTTTTATAACTTGGGTTTTCAATATCCCAAGCCTTCATTCCTAATAGCTTTGAGCCTTTACATACTGATTTTTTATGTGTATGTGTCCTTGTTCCTTGAATATAATCAACAGTAACCTCAAAGTGGTTTTTCTTTTCTTTAGCTGGGTAAAATCTTTCGTTTGTCATGGCTTTAAGTTTTTGTCGTTGTTTTGTTTGACAAATTAAACACATTTATTTCGATTCTGCAAACTTTATCTAATAATTATTTAAAATTATCCTGCATCCATTGTCTGCATTGAGTTACACGAGTATTAATTTTCTCAATTACCGCCTCATCTCGCTGAATTTCGAACTCAAAAACACGTTCTGCAACAGGAATATCGTCGTATTTTCCAAGCATTTGGATTTCTTGCACCACATTTAGCCATTCATCAGAGGATTCATCAGGGCAGCCCATCTTATACCAAGTGTTTTTTATCTCTGATTGAACCAAGTTCTCAGGTGTATTGACAAGACAATAGGCAACAACAGCAGACTTCGCTCCAGTTAATGCCATGTAACCATGTAACTGATAAAAATAATCTTTGTTCAATTCGCCTTTGGTAGATTTCAAGAATGTAATCAGATCCCAACTGCATTTCGTGTCCGTTACTACTTCACTCTTTAATATGTCCCATTCGCCCGTAATGAAATCATTGCTCATCCTTGCCTTGTTGTTCACAAAGTAATCCCGTTTGAATTTAGAATATAGGGTGATGGCTTCCTCCTCCATTGCAATTCCTTTCTCTAAGTACTTCGAAGTGATATCTCTACTTCTGCCATACTTTACCTTTGCATACACCTTAATAAGTTCATCGATGCAGGTAGCTGATAGAACCTCGGACTTACTCCGAGGCTCTGTCATTAATTTACCAAGTGATGAACATCTGAATAATACTTTTCCGAAGTCCATCATTTCGCATCTAATAAGGTCATGTATTTATCTTGGAAATCTTCTTGAAGTTCAGCAGGAACATCGGCAGAATATCCATCAAGTTCAATTGTTGAGGTAGCTGATTCGATCAATTCTTTCATTCTTTCAATCTTAGGATCTGGTTTCATTTCCTCATGGTCGATGTATTCAACTTCATTGCCTAGTTCGTCCTTGATAACTGCCTGATCAACTCTAACAGCCGTTTGCATTTCGATTGACAGAATACCCCACTTTGATAAGGTAGATTTTAAAACAGTTTTCTTTGCCATCTCATCGAATGAAGATTGCCAAGGTGATGAAGATCCATTGAATGACTTTGAATACTTCTTGCCATGCTTGGTTACTTTGTCGATAGTCCAAAAGCTAGTTTTCTCGAATCCGTTAATCAATCGAAAGTAAGCTACATAACCAACCACCTTTCCATCTCCCGGTATTGAGAAATCGGCTTTCATTTCTTCCGTTAAAGTATTGAACGATTCAAATTGGTTCTGATAGACCTCAATAACATTGATTGCTGTGTACTGACCTGACCTCTGAGCAAGTTGAACCATCCCTTTCCAACCAATTTGGAACTGGGCAGCCTTACCATAAGGAACAATGTAGGCGAACCCGAGATTCTGATTAATCGGCAAATCCAAAGTCGCTGCCATCAATGCTGAATTATAGATACTTATCGGATCGGCATTTTTAAGCATCGAATTGTTAGCTGTAATCTGCACGATTGAAGCTAGGAATGGAGTTGCTTTCTTACCTAACATTTCTTGAAATCGATTCTTTACAGATTCCTGCTCAAAGAACGATTTGATTGAATTGGTTTGTTTTACGGGTGTTGTTTCCATGTTACGATTGGTTTTTAATTGTTTAATAAGTCAAAGATTGCGAACATTGAAGCGTTCAGCATTGCTCCTGCTATAATAGCTGCAATGAACATTAATACTACATCAAGTTTTGTCGGTTCGATTGGTTTTAAGTTGTTTTGCATATCAGTTGTTTTTTGTTTCGGCAAAGATAAAGCAAACAGAATCATAATTCCTAATTATTTTTATAGGAATAGTGAAATAAATTATGTTATTTTGCTAAATGAAACAAAAACAACCATTTAGCCTTCAAATATGGAAGCTGCGAAAACTTAAAGGAGTAACCCAGCAACAGATTGCCAATGCGATGGGCTATGCGAATGCCTCGTTTATTAGTCAGATTGAAACAGGTAGAGAGAATATAACTCCTAAATTAGCCTTTGAATTGCTCAAGGCGATAAAGGAGTGCTATAAAGCGAATCAACTTAAAATAAAAGCAAGATGAAAGACCTTATAGTAATCGGAATACTTATCTTTTGGGCTGCAATGATTTCGATATTGACCTCAAAGAGATCACGAAAGAGGATTGAGAATAATGAGGATGATACTTTTTATGAAGGTTGAGAATGTTATGAAAAAGAAAGAAGAAGAACTTCCATTAATGCCATACAGTTATGGTAACGGAATATTGATTTATTGCTGCAATCCAGATTGTTATAGTGAGTTTGAAGAAACTGCAAATGGTTATTACTCACCAATAAAATACGAAAGTGATAAACACAATAGAAAATGCAGAAGGTGTTTAATTGAATCGGGGTATTTATCGTAACAACTTAAAACCTACACACCCCAACCAAACTGCAACACCAAGCGAAAGACCGCAATAAGATAGCATTGAGCCTGATTGTTCCCATTGTAATGGCTTTGCAATAGGAGGATGCGAATAGATTTCAATGTGATGTTTGGGAGCAGTTACGATAACCTTAGTAGTTGTGATTTCCATAGGTCGAAAGATAGTCGTTTTCGGAATTGGCAGCCATGTGTAATAGTTAAATGTGTCAACTCCAATGATATCCTGAGATACGAATATACGACCATCGGGGAGAGTATCAGGGAATTGTCTAGGTTCTGATGACCAACCATAATAAACAGTTGAATGATCGAATATTGAATCGTTAATCTGCATCAGGTTTCTTTTTGAATTGTTGAATCATTAAGGCAAGACCAGTACCAACACCTGACCATGTTATCATTCCTGCTGCTGCTGTTTCAGATTTCATTCTACCCGTTAACAATCCGAATCCAAAATAAAATAGAATTGGCATGATCAGAAACAATGCAGCGTTTGACCAAGTTAAATACTTTTCAAACCACTTTTTCCGTACTGCCATGATCAGCTAAAGTAAAGATGCAATTCTGCTCGTCTACGATTTATTAATCCGTTCGATGGCTTACCGCCTGCATTTACCCATTTCATAAATTCATGTGCAATTTGCTTATCGTTTGGATTTGCATTTACTAACTTCAATAGTGTTGATTTATTCAATGCACCGATTCCAAGATTGTACGCAAAGGAAACCAATGCAGCAAACTGATTATCGTTTACAGGCGATTTAACGACCTTTTTAACTTCCTTCCAAAACTTGGTTACTGTAATCTCTAACAATGATTCTGCACGTTGCTGACTGATATTGTCATCAGGTTGTACTTTGCTTCCATTCTCGTAGTATGTGTTACCCCATCCGATTGTCCAGATGCCTGCCTGACATTTGTATGAGGATAGTTTGCACCCTTCGAATTTCTTTATTATATCAATTGCTATTTTCATGTGCTATTTTACGAACTCCAATATTATTAGTTACTCTTTGACAACCTTAACACTACCGATCTCAATAGTTCCGCACTTGCTGAATGCCTTAACGTGTTCGTGCCTTTTGCCGTAACGAATAAACAGGAATTTCTTTGATCGTTTACCGAGGTAGTTAACAATCTCGATTGTGTCATTGAATTGGATGGAGAGTGTGGTATCTATTACCGAAACTGAAAAGCACGAATCAAAGTAAGCCAACTGTTTTACCTTAGTGATCGTATCATAGCGTATGACCTCCATAGGTACGTTTTGCCGAACTATCTTAGTCTTAATGGTAATAAGTCCTTTAATATGTTTCATGCGTTCTTTATGCAGCTTATTCAGAGAATCAATCTTGAAACCTAAACGATCTTCAAACTGATCTTTCGTAAGATTAACTACTCGCCCTTGTGTTGGATTCATTAATGCGTATTCATTCGATTCAAGCCTTATTGCTTCATTACGATAATCCAATGCCTTTCTAAGTAGCATAAACATCACAATAAAACAAACTACCAAAGCACCAACTAATGACCTATTCATAAGACAAATACCTTCCCTGATTTAGTGGATTTTTTCCCTCTGAAATCAAACCAAATTAATTCGTAAGTATACCAACCTTTGATATCTTCCTTTTTTTTCCATCCATTCGTGTGAGGCTGCATCACATCGACAATGTACCCATCAGGATTGGTTAATGTCAGCAGGAAATCCTTAACGTACGGACTCCAGACTTTCAGCGAATGACCGATTGGCAAAGTATCTTGAATAAATATTGAGTCATGGACTGCCCGAACTCTATATTTTTGAGCATCCAAAAAAAAGGAAACTGAAAGCAAAATTAAAAGTAATGTTTTCATAGTTTAGTATTAGCCGAAACAATTGCAAGCCTTAATGCTGCCGATGCGTTCTCAATTATTAATACTGCCTCTTTTCTTTCTAGTTCATTCTCTGCCATTCCTAGCAATTTCAATCCTCCTTCTACCTTAGTTTGATGCGATAACAATTCGTGGTTCATGTGATGCTTAAAACTCTTAATAATGTTCTTCATCCTCTTATTCGCCTCCCTAGTTTCGTGCGGAGTGTCTGAAATTATTACACCTAAAAAATGAAAGTGATTAAACAAAAAGGTATCAAATGTAAATCTGCATAATTCGAATTTATGACCTTTGACCTTTATCTTGATTGAAAAGTTTTTGCTCTTGCTGTTGATTGCCTTGTTGAACTTATCAATATCCTCCGAATCAATGAAGTCAAATATGTTACTGCCAATTGTAATATCAATCGTATTCTGAAAGAAATTGTTTGAATAAATTACTCTGTATGTAGGATCGCAAACGAAGTATAATAAGTTATCTGATAATAAAGCCAATCTGTCTAACATGCTCGCAAAGGTAGTTATTCAAGTGGGTAAATAATCGGCTCATATTCAATCTGAGGCAAATCCTTAACCCATTCGATTGATGTTTGACTAACTTCTTCCTCTGTTATTACCCAATTTCCATTTGCATCTAGGATAGGATTGAATAAATTATCAGGCATAAATTCAACTCCTTTGAGTGAATCAGCTTGTTCTGGTGTGAGTAGATATACCATCATATTTGCCGACCGATTGAAGTTTGGAAACTTTGAACCGCAGTATAAAAATTTGCTGCTTCGGTAAGTGATAATCCACCTCCAATTGAAGCTAATGCACATTGTTTATTTGAAAATAAAGAAGGTACTCCAGCTGAGTTTTGAGCAGCTAAAAATATATTTGCAGGACTTAATGCAGTTGAAGCATTTGCACTACTAACTTGTGAAATGCCATTTTTCCAAACATTTGATAAATTTGATGCAGACCGATTTAATAGATAAAATGCTCTTGAATCTGTATCTGCAAAGGAAATTAATGTATTTGAATTAACACGAAAATAGCTTATTCCTGCCGTTCTAATTTCCATAAGCAAATTGGCATTATCACCCATTTCTACCTCTGTTAGATTAGAGTTTGTTCTTGAATAATAACTAAAGTGAGATGAATTTAATGATAACGCTGTTGCAGGCGATAAGAATGTATTAGCGTAAGCGTTAGTTCCGTTTGGTAAAGCTCCATTAGATGAGTGAGTCCATCCACCAACAAAACTTAGACGCAATGCAAGATTTGTATCAGCAGGGTTTATGAGATTAAATTTATGAGTTGCTGCTGTTCCTCCGACAAATGGATAAAGAGCAAAAATTTTAGTCCAAATACCATATCCTTTTAAGGCTACTATTAAAGCGTTGATTGCGTTAATGGTTGTTGCATCACTTATTCCTGTTGCATTTACAAAAGCAATCGTTTCATCTTGAAATTTGCTTCTGCCAAATGTCCATTGCGTAAGTAAGCCCGTATCTCGTCTAGTTAAAATTCTCATTATACAATGCGATTAACGTAGCCTGTAATATTAATAATATTAGTTGCGTCAGTAAATGCTCTAATAGTTAATGCAGAACCTGAATCAACTAGAATCAGTCCCGGTATGACTAGGAATATTCCCGATTGAGCAGCAATGCCAACAACGATTGAATCGTCAGGCGAAGTAGTCCCTCCCCATTGAATTGTTAATGTTCGTGTTACCGTATCAGTATTATTTGCATACAGATAAACCTCATCAGTCGATGCCGTTCCAAGTGTTGTATGGATTGCTGTTCCTGCTGATGCTGTTGCAACAACCTTAATCGGTCTGCCTGATGTACTTGCTGATAGTTTTACTTTCGAATAGGTTGGCATATTAACTGAATATTTGAGTTGCTAAAATTAATTGATCTGATGAACCAAGTATTGTCGAAATGGATGCCGTTTTCCAT